TGAGTTGTATGCCGTAAAGTTTTGCGGCGGTTACAAGGGGGCTTTGTTCTTCTGCGGAGTCTTTGGCGGCTTCACCATTGTCGGTTAAGCCTTGAGTTAATTCGGCTAAGTTACCTACAAGAATACCAACACCACGGGTGAAGTCACCAACAACAATGCCACCCGTTTTAATGGTTTCGGCCATGCCTTTAGACCCGCCCATGGCTTTAGACGCAGACTCTAGGGCATCAACTAAACCTATACCTATCTCGGCTTTAGCGTCTTCGACGGCGGCTTGTAATATCTTTTGAGTGTTGGCTAAACCTTCGGAGGTTCGACCGAAGTCCCCTTGTGCGTCCGTGGTTTGGCTTAAGATTTCTTGATGCGCGGCTAATACTTTTTGTTGTTGGTTAAGTGCCCCGGAACCGTCGTATATACCCATTTCCATAGCGCGAGCCCGGAGGGTTGCGTCGTCGAGTAGTACACCAAAGTTTCGTAGTGGTTCGGACTCTCCACGGAGGGCGGCACCAATGGCGGTTATGGCTTGCTCGGGTGTCGAGTTGTTGAATGAGGCTAGGTCGGCGGAAAGGCTAACGAGTTCGGTGGAGAAACCTACAAGCCCTTCCCCTGATAGTCCGGCGGCTTTACCAAATTGGGCGAATGTCGCGGCGGCGTTGAGTGCTTGCTCTTGTGTTTGGCCTAGTGATGTTACGGCAGTTTCGGCAAATTGTAAAATACTTTGTGAAGATTCACCGAAGATTACGCCGACTTTGTTTTGTGTTTCTGCTAAGTCTCGGGCCGCGCCGATAGCGTCTCCGGCTAGTTTGACGGCAAAAGCACCCGCGGCCACGGCAGCACCGATTAAGGCGGGTTTTAAGAATTTGTCAATTGAGCCACCGAACCCTTTTACGTCTTGCTCGGCTTTGTTAATGTTTTTGTTAAAGTTTTTTAGGTCTGCCGCTAGGTATACGGTTAAGGTTTTTCCGCCGGCCATTAAAGTGCCCACCTTCCAATAGCCCTGTCCACGGCTTTGCCCCATTCCTCAATAGCATCACCTTTATAAGTTCGGGCGTATTGAATCCAGTTACTACCACTACCAAATGCGGGCGGAACTCGGCCACCGGCTCGGCCCCTGTTACCTTTGTCGGCGGGATATCGAAGCATATTCGCAGTCGCTCCACCTCTAGCAACTTTCCGATTTCCGCCGATCATAATTTTGGGTAGTCGGTCAGAGCCCGCCCGAACACTTTCCGCTAGATCCTGACCCCACGGCCCGGCGTAAGTTAACGCGGCGTCTTTCCACGCGGGAACCATGTATTTATTAGCAATTACTTTTGATGAAGTTCGAAGTTCTTTAGCGGCATCTTTTGGAAGTTTGTTAAAGTCGCGTAGCAATTCGCCGAGTCCCTCTATTTGGACTTCGGACTTTTTAGCCACTTTCTAACTCCTCTAATATGGTGACGATTTCGCGGGGCGTAAGCCTTTTAACTTCTTCAATTGTCCACCCGGTACGCAAGGCCATTTTTATGATTAGTCGGTAATGGCTTCCGTTTGGGTAGGGTTTACGGTTTCGCTCACAATGTCAACGCGGCACCGTGTGGTACGGGCCCACGCTTTGACTTGTGCAAGGTTTAACGGTTCTTTGCCTTCCGCGTAGTAGTAGGCAATGGTGAGGCGTAATCCTTGCTCGCTTGGGCTTTTGTTCCCTTGCAATTCTTCGTACATCATAAAGTCAACGGGTAAAGTTTCAACCTCCATCGGTTCTTTACCTTGTAGTTCTATTTTAAGTTTTGGATACATGGTTTCCCCCTTGACCTTAAGCGAATACTACGGAGCCGGTAAAGGACGTCGAACAGGTTGCAATACCGTCAGCGGCGAAAGTTACTTCAGCGGATTCGATATACATTGCGGCACCCGTCCACGATCCTGTTGCACTTGAAACAACTACGGCAACCGGTGTCGCGGCGGCGATAGCGGTTTGCAATGCTTCGAACAGTCCGGAGTTTTCGTCGTACAAAAACTCTAGGGCCATTGTGCTGTTAAGGTCGGTTTGATCAAACGCGACACTAGACAGGGTTTTTGTTCGAACAATGGTAGGCGTCGTGGTGACGGTGCCGGAGGTTACTTGGTCTTCATACGCTACTGCGGGCGTTCCTACCTCAACGGTAAACGCGGCGCCTGCTACTGATACTGCGGCCATTTTTTTATCCTTCTTTCATTTGCATAGATACGTTTATTTCGGTTGACATTACGGTTCCTTGTGCCCCCAGGCTTAATAGTTGCGGGGCGTTTATTACTTCCACCGACACGGTATTAGGGAACGCTACAAGTAGCGCGTCTATGGCGTCTTCGGTGGCTATTGTGGCTGATTCATTTACGCGGGCGTTGATGTTAATAAGTATCCGCCAACGTATTTCATAGTTTAAGTTTGACCCCAACCGGCTCGGCCTGATCCATGGAGAATCCGGAACGCACACTACCGAAGGCGTTATAGGTGTGGCGGGTACTGTGTCATAGACCTTGTACCCGTTACCTGATAACGCGGTAATAATTGTTTCGCGGCTTTCCGTGGCTAGGCTCACCCGATTACACCCTTCATGTCGAGGTAAGGAGCTAAGACGCCCATAACTCGACGTGTGAGCCATACCGATAAACGATATGGCCCCGGCGTGAAGTCGACCGAGATTGCTTCGCCCCCGGCACTAGACCGGGCTTGGAACATCTCGACGGCTACCGACATGGCGGCTTCCTTTGTGGGGGCCGGTTCTGCTAGTAGCGCGGCTGGGGTAATTAGGTAGCCGATCAACAAAGAGGCGGCGTCGGCAACTTGATCGAGTACGGGCGCGGAGGCTACGTCGTATTCGATATCCAAGTTATCGGCCAATTCTTGACCGTCGACTAATGCCATGCTAATCGGCTACCTATCTACTTATGGGGTTACGGTTTCAAGACCGACAATGCCCGCACCGGATACGATCATAGACGCGCCATAACCATATACGGATACGTCGCGGCCAAGTTGTGCCACGTTTTCGGACGTTGCGAGGCTTGGGCCTGATTCGATCCATTTAGCGGCTTCACGGTTGGAAACAAGAATTGCGTTTCCGCCAATGTTGCGGTCGAGGATCACGGGTAGCCCTGAAACGTTAACGGTGAGATTAGCGGCGGTTGCCGTACCTGACACGTTGAATGTTCCGTAGTTGCTTGGGAAGAATGTCGACCAACCACCGATCGTCTTGTAGACGTCAGGGGAAACGAGGACAAACTCCGCGGGCATTCCGGTAGCGGTCTGAACGTCAACCGAAGCGGCAAAGACGGCTTCGCGGAACGCTGAACCGTCCGAGTCTGACCCAATGACGTAGTTAAGCGGAGTGCGAGCCCCATACACGGCGGCGACAAAAGCAATGTCTGTAACCTGCGTGTATGAGTTAAGCATAATCCGGGTATGCGAGTCGACATAGGAAGGGCTCGACCGTTGTAGCAACTGGTAAGAAATGTCGGAACCTGCCGCGTACGTTTTCAAGTTTGCGGTGCCCTTGAGTAGTGAAATTTGGACGGAGTTAACTTCGTCCTTTTCGTCTACCTGCTCGGCCACAATGTCAGCAAGGTCACCTGACCAGTAAGGCCAGTTGAAAGTCATGCCGGTAGCGCCTGCGGATTCGATACCAAACGCGTTAATGGTTGGACGGCCAAGATCAAAAATGCCGCGTACCTGTTGCATCCAAACGGGCGGGAATACTCCGGGGTTATCGGTAGTAATCTGATCGAATAGGGCGCGTTGTTCAATTTCGCCGTTACCTACTGCGATGCGGTACTCACCGAGTGAACGGTATTTCGCGAGTGGGTGTTGTGGTGTTTCGTTTGCAAACACTCGACTGTGAATGTTGCTCATTTCTTCCCGTAGGCTTTTTACGGCTTCGCGGGCTTCGTTATCGACCGAGACTAATTCGGTCGAGTCCATTGTCTCGGACATTGTTTCTCCTTCTTCTTCTCGAATACTGCTCACTCCGGCGGTGGAGTATGCAGGGTATGGGGTTAGCGAAACTTCTAAAAGGTTCGCGGCTGTATGTTGGATAGCGTCACGAGTTTTGTTCATCACGGATTTAAGCGGGTTAAAACCGACCGATAAACCTTTAATGGTGTTGGTTCGCGCTAGTACTGCGGCGTCGCGTCCTAGTGTTGTGTCGACAATATCAAAGTCGATAAATAGGCCGTCTTCCCGGTTTTCTGCCCCGGTAATGATTCCTACGGGTTCGCCGTGACGGTAGGCAAGTGGTTTGCCTATCACGTTTTCGATATCGAATGAGCCTGGGCTAAATGATTCCCGTACTCCGCCTATCATTGTTTCGGTTCCGTAAGGTACGGCCATACCGTGTCCACTTCCGACAATGTCGCCGGCGCTGTCTTCGCGCTCTTGAAATATTACGGTTGATTCGGTGTTGAGTTGCTTCACGGTGTGACTCCTGTCGTCATGCTAAAGACTCCCAACGTGGGTAGGTCTAAAATCATTTTGGCTTCTTCGGTTGTGAGTACTTCGAGGGGCACGAGCTTTGTTATAAGGTCGGCAAGTTCGGCGGGGTTTGCTCGTAGGAAAGCGGTCGTATCAAACTTAATAGTATGGCCTCGGGGCGTGACGTCTGGCATAGATAGGCGTTGCTCGAATAGGGACATTATCGGGCGTAATGCCGTGTCGAGTAGTCCACGATAAAGGTCTGTCCGGTTAGCGTAAGTCAGGCTTGAGCCGGGAATACCTGCTCCGACCCATACGGGGTCTAGGTTAGCCAAACGTGCAATAGCGATAGCGGCTAGGTTTTTCGCTTCTACAAGTTGAACGTCGCGGGCGCTAAAACCCATGACTTGCGCGTCAATAGTGTTGTTGAGGTATGCGGTTCCGCGGTTGGCTCGGGCTTCTTCCCACGCGTCAAGTAGGGCGTCTACTTGTGCGGCGGGTAGATCGGGGCCGGAGTTTTTTAACGCTACCGTGGGTATGGGTGTTTCCGAATACATAAGGGTAGCGGCTTCTAAGGCGGCGGCGGTGGATATTGCAGTAGCACCGTTGGCTAGCCACCCGCCTTCACCTGATCCGTAAAACTTAATTACGTCACGGGTCGGGATTTGACGCCCTAAGTAATAAAACGGGTCGGCGGGTGGTTGATAGTTTTCGGCAATACCAACAAATACGGCGGGGGTATCTATGACGTCTTCGACGCGCATAACTTCAATACTTGACGGGTAGCCGTCAAAAGTGCGCTCGGTAACTAGCCAATAAGCCCGGTCGTACATAAGTAGATCGCTTAGTGTGCGTTGAATTACGGAGGCGTAAGGGTAGATTTTGCTTGGCATTTGCAAGAATGATCGGGCTACTACGGGTTGGTCGTAACGATATTCCCGAAGCCCAAACGCGCTAATCGTGTGTGTATAGGTTTTGAGGGCGTCCACAAATGCAGGTATCTGCATAGCCGTGGCTCGATCGGTTCGCCCGGCAAGTTGATTGGTGAGTAGCGCGTAAAGTCCGGCGGATTCACGAACGTGCGCGGCGGCAGGAACTTCGTCCATAGTCCGGGAAATAGACTCTTGACCGCGCACAATCGCGAGGGCTCGGGGGAACACCATGCCGCCATACTAAACGCATAGCATGACTTCAAGCCGTTGATATGTATTTGCATGCTTTAAGCGTGTCGGCGTGTCGCTACCCTGTCCTACGCCGGTATTTACTTGTATGAATAGTTGCCACGCTTCGCGGAGCCTTGGCCGCTTGGCTTACGGCAAACATCACGGCGCGGGCGGCATAAATGCCGTTTCGACCCATTGGGGCGGTAAGTACCCAACCGCCTTGACGCATGGATATTTTAGAGTTCGCGAAATGCTCTTGCAGGACTTGGCTACCGTCGTGGCGTAATTGTTGCCGGCTAAATAGGTCTTGGAGTACTTGGGTGGCGCTGACGGCTTCACGCTGACCAACTAGGGCGTCGAATTTCTGCCGTAATCGGTCAACGTAGCCGGGGGTTACTTGCACATAGATACTTGGGTGCTCGGCCCTAATCTTGGCTAGTTGTGTGTCGACTTCGGCAATAGTCCTGTGTGTGGTTACCCGAATTACGATTAGGCCGTCTTTATCGGGGGCGGCTATTGCTACTGCGTGACCCATACCGTCGAAATCAGTTTCGACCGCTACGCTCCACACGGCGTCCGGGTCTAATTGTGCATCCGGGTCTAGGGTGCCATTCCACCATTTATCTAATAGCCAATGATCGGAACGAATGACCCATTGGTTGCAATACTGGCGCCTAAACGCGGATTCTTCAATGCGGGCCCATTGTTCGGATAGGAATAGTTCCCGTTTTTCGCTCCACTCCGGTGAACCCCACTTCCACGTTGTGACTAGGGCCGGGTCGGCTTCGGCGGGTGCGCTCCACTCAAGTAATAGGACGGAGCTTGATTCTTCGTCGTCCAGGCGGTCTAGTGCGCGTTGCCGGTACGACTGCATAAGATCACTTTGTGAATCGCCTGCCGTTGATACTAAATAGATTTGTGGTTGCTCACGCATAACCATAGTTGGGGCTATCGAATCACTAATAACGCTTTGGGGGATTTTCCATGCTTCGTCACAAAACACCATAGACACGGAATAGCCCACGCCCGCCGAATCGTTAGCCGCATGAATAAGCCACCGGTCACCGGAGGGGAGTTCAATACCTGCCGCTTCGTTGCCCCACTTAACCGCCTTCTTCCCGTACACCTCGGTAGCCCATAACCCTGCGGGCCGCATAACCTCCATAGCGGTAGACCGCTTATTAGCCACATGGAGAATTGTTTGTACTTCTCCAAACTGCTCCCCGTGGTGTAGACGCCACATGCATATTGCCCGAGATAGCCAAGACTTACCCGATTGTCTCCCTACCGTGATAATGACCGCCGACCAAACTAGTTGCCGGTTTTCGTCATATTCAAGTGCTCGATTAAGTGCATACCTTTGCCATGGGAACAATTCCATGCCGTAAACGTCTTTAAGCCACACGGCGGCGGCCTCCCCAAAAGACCCCATTACGACGCTAGGCGGCTTAGTTTCTAATCGGGGTAATACGAACCCGTCTTCGTGGGTTCTAGGCTCTGCGAGCCTGTAACGGGCTTCCTCTGCCCCTTTGGGGG